ACTTTAAAAAGAGGTAACAAAACAATCACTAGAAGTCAGTTAGATTACGAAACTAATAAAGTGATGTATGATTTTAGAGGTTTTAAACCTGAGCAAGATGTTGTAAAAGAAGTTAAAGAAGTTGTTACAGAAAATGTAGTACCTTTAAGAAAAAAAAGAAAAACAAGGAAGAAAAAAGATGAACAAATGGATTCTTAAACAAGCACGAAAATGGACTAAATGGGTTTGGAGAAAAGCATTAAATAATCCAATGTATTCTATACCTTTAGTTTTAGTAATTGCTTATTTAATTTGGAGTAATTAATGGCTAATTATACAGGTGCAGATGTTATTACCACATCAGATGTTCAAAAGTATCAACCTGATGCGTTTGATTTTGGTATATCTACAACTGCTACAGAAACAGTAAATTTTTTAGCACAAACTACTAATGATATTTTAAGACAATTAAGAATAGAGTGGTGGCCTGTATATAAAACAAATATATTTACAGATATTACAGTTCTTAATACTGCTGAGATGGTTAATACAAAAGTTAATTTAGATCAGTTTGAACGGGCTGGTGTTTATCTATTTCTTGGAAGATTCTTTTTACCAGCATTAACTAAATTTAGACCAGAAACAGAAAAAGATAGATTTGAAAGAATGGCAGAATATTATATGAGCCAATACAATATCGAATGGAGAATGATATTAGAAGATGGTGTCGAATATGATGTTGATGCTGATGGAACTATTATCTCTAACGAGAGAGAACCTTTACATGGATTTAGAAGATTGACTAGATAATGGCTTTAGATTTAAAGATCAAAACTAATTCCAAATTTGTCGAAAAAAGATTTAAAAGAATAGAAAAAAAATTTAAAGGTATTATTCAAAAAGGAATACTACAAGCTGGATTCCAATTATTAGATATTATTAGAACTAAAACACAAAAAGGAATAGATTTTAGAGATATACCTTTTGTTCCTTATTCATCAGGCTATTTAAAAAAATTACAAAAAGAGGGTAAGTCAACAAAGGTTGATTTATTTTATTCTGGTCGTATGTTGGGTGCATTAACTCCATCTGGTAGAACTATTAAAAAAACAGGAACTAATAAAATTACTGTTAATTTTAGTAATTCACAGATGAGGCAACGAGCAGTATTTAATCAAGTATTAGGAAAAAATAAGAGGGAATTTTTTGGATTTAATGATAGAACTGCTAATATAATAAGAAAACAATTTAACAGATTTGTTGCAAAGGAATTTAGGAAAGCAAGAATATGAGTGTAAGAGAAAACATAGCAAGTAATTTATTATCAGTTATATCTGCTATATCTAGCCCAATAACTATAAGAAAAGCTACAAGACAACCTTTTTTATTAGATGAATTATCAGAGCAACAATATCCAGCAGTAATAGTTCAAACATCAGAAGAAAACAGAGATGACTCTGAATTAGGTAGTGGTGCTAAAACAAGACATGGTACTATTGATTTTGTAATATTAGGATTTGTTAAAGGTGCTGAGGCCAATATAGATACGAAAAGAAATGAATTAATTACAGCTATTGAAACTGCAATAGAAACTGATATTACTCGAAATGGTAACGCACTTGATTCGGAAGTTATACAAGTAGAAACTGACGAGGGTTCTTTATTTCCTGTTGGTGGAATAAGAATGACAATTAGGTGTATGTACGAATATCAAGCTGGAACACCATAGGAGAATAAATGACTACTAAAATTATAAATAGAATAGAAAAGAAAATAGACCAAATAGAAAAATTACACGATAAAGAGTCTTTATTGTGTGAGGAAGTAAAAGACTTATTAGCTGAATTAAAAGAAAACCAAGAAGAAGATAGTCAAGAGTGGGAAGAAGATTTAGATGATGAGGATTTTGAAGAAGATGAAGAAGATATTGACGAAGAAGATGATAAACTGTAAAAGGACTTATGGCTAAGGATATTAAATTATATAAAGGTAATTCAGAGATAGTTATTAATGAATCTAATCTTGAACATTTTTTAACTTTAGGCTATAAGCAAGAAAAAGAAACTAAACAAACTAAATCTAACAAGGATAAAAAATGGCAACACATCACGGAAAAGAAGGCGTAGTTACTGCTGGTGGAACTGGTGTTGGGGAACTAACATCATTCACACTTGAAACTACAGGAGATGTTGTAGAAGATACAGCTTTAACAGATGCTACTAAATCATTTGTTGCTGGTCGAACTTCATTCTCTGGAACATTAGAAATGCACTTTGACGAAACAGATACACCTCAAACAACTTTAGTTGCTGGTGCTTCAATCTCATTTGTTTTATTACCAGAGGGTAATGCAAGTGGCGACAGAAGTTTTACAGGAACAGGAATTGTTACAGGCATGTCAGTTAATAACTCAATGGACGCAATCGTTTCAAGAACTGTTACTTTTCAAGGAACAGGTGATTTAACTATAGGTACTGTCTAATATTAATTTATGTCAGTTATTGATAGAGTTAAATCTCATTTTGAAACTCTTAAAACTATCACTATTGAAGTTAATGAGTGGAAAGACGAGCATGGTAATCCGAGTATATTCTATTCAGAGCCATTAACCCTTGAAGAAAAAAACATTATCTTTAAGAAGTCTAACAACTTTCAAGATTTAACTATTCTTGTAGATTTGCTTATAATGAAATTGCAAGTCAAAAATGACAAAGGCGAAATGATTAAAGCCTTTAGCCCAGAAGATAAATTTGCATTAAGAAAAAAAGCAGATTCAAATGTTATCTCAACTATTGCCAATCAAATACTTTTAGATACTAATTACGAGGACGCAGAAAAAAAGTAGATAGCGACCCAGATGTTAGGTCGCTGTTAGTTATTGCAGAACGATTACATCTTACAATTCAACAAGTTCTTGATATGCCTGTTAGCCATTATAATCTTTGGTTAGCTTACTTGAAAAAAGAACAAGAACAGTATAAAACAAGTCAATCACTAGCAGAAGCAAGGAAATTTAAGTAATGGCAAATCAAAGACTAAATATAGATATAGTAGCACGAGATAAATCTAAACAGGCTTTAAATGGTGTTCAAAAATCTTTAGCTAGATTAAAAAATTCTGTATTTAGTTTGCAAAGTGCTTTTGTTGGAATAGGTGCTGGATTAGTTATTAAAAATTTAGTTAATACAGGAAAAAGTTTAGAAAATCTGAGAACAAGATTAAAATTCTTATTAAAAGATACAAACGAGGGTGCAAAAGCATTTGAGAACATGACTAAGTTTGCATCTAAAGTTCCTTTTTCATTAGAAGAAATACAAGCTGGTGCTGGTATTCTTGCAACAGTAACAGATAATGCAGATGACTTACAAAAAATGTTAGAGATAACAGGGAATGTTGCATCTGTTACAGGATTAGATTTTAGAACTGCTGGAGAACAAATACAAAGATCGTTTAGTGCTGGTATAGGTGCGGCTGATTTATTTAGAGAAAAAGGTGTAAGAAATATGCTTGGCTTTAAAGCTGGAGCAACTGTATCTATTGAAGAAACAGTAGAGGCGTTTGAAAGAGTTTTTGGTAAAGAGGGTAGGTTTGGAAAAGCTACAGATGAATTAGCAAACACTTTTGAGGGTACTCTATCAATGATAGGAGATAAAGTTTTTAATTTTAAGAAAGTATTATTAGAAGCTGGACTCTTTGAAGAACTTAAAAATCAATTTGGAGATTTAGATACATTTTTACAAAATAACGCAAAACAATTAGACCAAATAGCAACAGCAATAGGAAAGAATTTAGCAAATGCAATAGTTGGTGCTGTTAAATTAGGAAAAGATTTAGTTCCATTTTTAACAAAAGTTAAAGATCAATTAGTAGGTTTAAAAGAAACATTTGATACTTTACCATCAGTAATGAAACAGGCTGGTATCATTGGTGCTTTGATGCTTGGTAAAAAAGGATTTTTAGGTCTAGCGTTAATTCTTAAAGCAATAGAAAAAGCAGATGAGTTTGGAGATAAATTTGGCGATAAAGGAATAAAAATAAAACTTGAACCATTTGAACATGAGTTATCAGGTAATAGTCAAATATCTGAAAGAAATAAATTAATTCGTGATACTGCTATTGCAATAAAAAAAGCAACAGCAGAAGAAAAAAGATTAACAGAAGAATTTTTTAAAACACAACAACCTATTCATGATATAATACACGATTTATCTATTAAACTGCCAAGTGCTTTTGAAAAAGCTAAGGAAGATGCTTTTGGTGGCTTTAGAGAGGGTTTAAAATCAGAGTTTGACACTAGTATTTTTGAAAGATTCCAAAAAGCTGGTCAAGATTCTTTAAAAGCATTAAAAACTTCAATAAGTGATTTTGTAATGACAGGAAAAATAAGTTTTCAAACATTAAAAGACGCTATTATAAGATCAATAGTTGAGGCATTAGTAGGTTCTGTTGTTACATCTGCAATTAAAAAAGCAACAGAAATATTTAAACTAGAAGCTATTAGAGAGGGATTAATTTCAGTTTTTAAAGCTGGTCTAAAAGCGTTAGCATCTGTTCCATTTCCATTTAATATTGCTGTAGCTGGTGGAGTTATAGCGACAGGAATGGGTATGGTAAATAAAATTAAAGGATTTCAAAAAGGTGGTGCAGTATCTAAAGGACAACCAATTCTAGTTGGAGAGGGTGGTGCAGAATTATTTATACCTAACCAAACAGGACAAATCACACAAAATGCTAGAGGCACAGGTGGTGGCAATGGTACAACAGTTAATTTTAATATTAACACACTTGATGCAAGTGGCTTTGAAGATTTATTATTTAGA